AAGGGATAACAAACGATCACGAATCACCTCTGTAATATCTTGCGCATCAGCAATGATTCGAAAGTCAGGCCGCACATTTCACTCCAAATTAAATTTTCCAGTCAGTCCCAAAGCCGCACACGATCGGTTTGCCCCTGTAGTTTTAGTTCAGGCCTCTTTAAGTCAGGTAAGGCAATGATCACACCTGACTCATACACAGAACCAAGCGCAGCTAAGCCGGGGTTGTGCTTAAGCACTGCTTCAACGGCCTCACTCGAATACCCATAGAATTCAAGGCAAATGCGGTCGAGCATGTCGCCTTGTCGAGTCCGATACTTCGCAGCCGTATTCATCGGGTATCATCTCCATAGCGAGAAAGGCTCAGTTGAAACGTCTGCTTGAGTGGTTGCCCGTTTGGCTGGAAAACCGTTTGGCCTTCGCTGATCTGTTTGATGACCCATTGCCCCCAGACAAAACCAAGCCCATCAACCAACACAAGTGGCAAGCCTTTGCTGGCCTCAATACGCATGGCCTCCACTTGAGTTAAGCCGCCGCGAAAATGCGGGTAAATGAGCCCGTTCAATTCGATGGTTTCTTCCCCTAGTCCAATAAATTGCAAAGCAGGTCTGCGTAGCAATCGCTCTTGTGATTGCCAGCGATACGTTTGGCTTCGCTTAAAGTCTTGGTAGGCGGCGGTATCTAAAGAAAAACGAAAAACTCCCAATGCCATCATGGTTTCACTCATCATTCACCCTCCGTCAAAAAGCGCACCTCGACGCTCAGTAGCAGCTCTCGCTTCACGCTGCTCTAAGGCACGTTGTACTTCTACAGCAATCGCCCGTTCATCCATGCCAGGTGCGGCATGAATTGTGATAGGCGCATCAATAGCGACACTGTTTTGCTGATAATTTGCAGGGGATACCGCTTCGATTCTGGGAGTGACTTCATTGCTGCCATCAGGTAATACCATCACTGGCTGAGCGGCTAAAACACTACCAACCGCTGCAGTCGCGACAGTACGTTTTCGTTGACCACTTCCTGAACTTGGAGACTGGGACTCGTCATCATCAAACCAGCCAGCCACGGCATCCCAGGCAGCACCTAGTAACTGAAAGGGTTTAGCGAGCAAGTCCAACTTACCAAGAAGCCAATCCACAGCGCCGCTCGTGATTTCTTTTACGCCATCCCAAAGGCCAGAGAAAAACTCGCCAATAGGTTCCCAATGCTGAAACAGTAGATAAGCGGCACCAGCCAGTGCAGCAATACCCGCGACAATTAAACCAATCGGATTGGCGGTCATGGCAACATTGAGCGCCCACTGAGCCGCCGTGACGACACCCATGCGCACAGCACTTAATGCTGACAACACATTCACTCGAGCCATACCCAGCTGCGCCAGTGCTAAACCAGCACTTAAGGTTCGGTAGGCTGTCATCAACGAAAGCACACCGCCTTTGAGAAAGGTAAAGGCGTAAGCACCTGCAATGGCAGAAACCTTTATGGCGACCAAGCCCACGGTTGCACCCACAATCACTTTCGTGAGCATGGGGTATTCTTGTGCGGCACCAGACACCCAACTTGCCATGCCCGCAAACAGTTCAGCGCCTGCAGCAATGGTTGGTAGCAATAAACTACCGACACTAATGGCCACGCTCTCTAGCGCACTGCCCAGTCGTTTGAGGCTACCAGAGGTAGTTGCACTCATTTTCTGAGCCATGGCATCAGCCGTACCCTGGGCTTTTTGTAGTTGTTGAATGTAGCTATCCAGCGCGCCGGTTCCGGCTTGCTTAAGTAGCTCGGTCATACCGGCCGAAGCTTCTTCACCGAATATTTGTTTGATTGCTTCGGCTCGCTCTGCCGATCCCAACCCCTCGGTCGCTTGCGCTAATTCCTGCAACAACTCGGGAACCGAGCGCAAATTACCATCAAGGTCTTTGACCTCAACACCCAGGTTCGCCAAAGCATCAGCCGCCTTTTTAGGTGGAGCCGATAACCTAAGGAACGCAGCCCTTAATGCAGTACCCGCCATACTGCCTTGGATGCCCACATTGCCAAGCAAACCTGCCATCGCGGCAACTTCTTCGATGCTGGCACCTGCGCTACTGGCAACTGGTGCTGCATACTTCAGGGTATCACCCAGCATCTGCAAGGTAGTGTTCGACGTAGTAAAAGTCGCCGCCAATACATCACCCACACGATTCATATCCTGGGCTTGTAGAGAAAAGCCGCTCAAAATATTGGAGGCAATATCCGCCGTATCGGCCAATTCGCTGCCTGCGGCTTGAGCAAGGTTCAACATGCCAGGCGTAGCTGCAACAATCTGATTGGTATTGAAGCCCGCCATCCCCAAGAAGGTCATGGCCGACGCTGCCTCAGAAGCTGAGAACTGAGTTGTCTCACCCAAGCTTCGTGCAGTCTGCTCTAGGCTTTTTAGAGACTCATCGCCAGATCGAGTAATGGCTCCTAGTCTTGCGATAGATTGCTCAAAGTTCACTGCAATACTCACCGGTGCTGCAACACTGGCACCTAAGGCAACCACATCGAATAGCTGTCCACGCAAATCCATTCGACGCGACTTGTTGGCTTCTTGAGCCTGCATGGCTTGATTCAACCTGCGATACTTCTGACTTAAGCGATCGAGTGATGCACCAAGGCGAGTGTTTTCACGCGATAGCTCTCGCGTACTTACACCAGCTTGTTGAAGCTCTCGTCGACTGCGCTGAAGTCGGTCACGCTGTTTGGCCAGTTCTGCAGATAAGCGTTGTGTTTTTTGCTTAGCTGCTTCAAAAGATTGCGTCAGTTGTTTTGACGGTTGCTCGGTTGAGGCCACCTCACGACGCAAACGAGATAGTTCTCGGCTAGCTGCTTCGTAAGCAACTCGCGCTTTACCAACATTGGCCTCGCCCAACTCGACTTTACGAATCGCACTCTGCTGATTCTTCAGACGATTAATGGATGTGCCTAACTGGTTTAACTGCGCTTGCGAGCCACGAACAGATGTCCGGAAACTCTGGCCAATGGAGGCACCAATTTGAAGTGCCAACTTAAATGACGAGTTAGCCATTAAGACACTCCTTAAAGACAAACTGGCACTAACACCATTAGAACCTTGGGATTAGGGCCGTTTTGGCAATACGTCGAGCCAGGCCATTAATTCATGGCCATCAAGCTCTAACAGTTCAGATAATTGCCAGCCGGTATGGCTAGCCAAGGCGATCACAGCTCTACGAGCATCACGAGGGTTTAAGACAAAAAATCCTGATAGGCCTTTTGCAGTTTCGCGTAATCGGCCATGTCCAACTCCAACAAATTATCGGGCGATAACTCACTTAGATTGGCAAAGAGCTGGATTTCTTTTTCAGCATCGTTATCCACGCTTTTTTCAACACTGAGCATGTCTCGAACCTTTGGCCTGCGCAGTTGAATAACTCCAACCTTCGCACCATCGATTTCTATCGAGTGCGTTAATTCAATTTTTACCTTGCTCATGCTTTTTCAGCCTCGCTGTCTTTGGTTGTTTCGGTAGTCTCTGTCGGCTGGCTGGCCTTTAACTCGGTATTTTCTTTTACCAGTTCAGCAATCCGGTCGGCAGCGGCTTTATCTGGAGTGATAAAACCACCATTGCGAAGCGGCCTTGCTTGCGACTCGGTCAGAGAAAGCTGATCACCTAGCGTGACTTTCTTTCGGGCATGCGTAGTGGGTTTAATTACATAGTACGTTGCAGTCATAGCGGCCTCTTATAAACCTAATGCGCTGCGCGTAGCAGCCAGTTGATCAACTCCACCGATGGTGCGAACCATATTGGGAATATCGATTTCATGGAGAACGTCACCACCGTGTGTCAGCTTGTAGTAACGTAAAGACAAGCTGACTTTGAGCGTGGCTTTGTCTCCTGGCTTCCAATTACCAGGATCCATTTCTCGGACGATGCCTTGAAGGTTTACGACCACTGGTGTTTGTGTGCCATCATCGGAAACCACTGCTCCACGAATGCTCAGTGGTGTCAGTTGGCCAGGCGCTAAACCGAATAACTTGAGTACGTTTTTATCGAAGCGAGTTAGCGTAAATTCACTTTCGAGCTTCTCCATCCCCATCTCGACTTCAATGGGTGCATCCATACCACCGTTTCTGAACTCTTCTGTTTTAAGTGCAAGCTTTGGCAAGGTTAATTCTTCAACATTGCCTGCATAGCCACGCCCATCCACAAAGAGCGCCATGTTTTTTAAAATATCATCAAGCATAAGTCGCTCCTTTAGGCGGCATCTGGCAGTACTTCTACCAGATAGTCATTGACCAAATGGCTTCGAAAGGTAATGTGCTCGGCTGGATATGGCGGCGTAAAATCAAAGTCGATATACACCTTGCCCTGAGAAATCTGATCAGGCGTATTCAACTCTGGATCAGCCCATGCTCGACCGTTAATAATCGCACCCACTGTTTGCAAATGACGCAAATAAGCGTTCACGCCTTCGAGCACATCCTCGATATAGGTCTTCGTTATATTCCGATCTACCGCCCACATATGCGCTCGCAGTAACGATTCATTGATCATGTCGGCGGTTCGTCGAACACTTAAAAAGGCCCACTTCGGATCAGCGCTACAACTGCGATTACCCCAAAGTCGAAATCCATCTTTCTGGATAATGGTGGCCACTTCATTTTCATTTAAGAAATTGGCGCGTGCATTGACATCACCCAATGCAAAATCAACACTTCGAGCAGTACCCATCAAACCGCGAATTTCACGATTAGACGGTGACCACCAGAAGCCGCGCTCTGCATCTGATTTAGCAATCAACCCTGCAACTCTTGCACTGGCTGGGCGAACGACTTCGACATTGTCTTCGGCATCCCAAACGCGAACCCAAGGATCAATTAGATACAGTCTTGGGCTACCAAACATTTGTCGGTAATCGATAGCTTCTTCATCGTTGTAATTCGGGCCATCGGCAATCACAACGGCTCGGAGCCGTTCAGCGACAGACAGAAGTTCGTTGGCTACGGCCGGGTGATGACTAAACTCAGGCGCGATTAAAATACGG